TACACACATAACAGCATACTTGTCATCTGCTTGTTCAAACAGTTCTGCAATATCTGTTGTTAATATCATATCACTATCCATAAACACTGCCCAACCTTTAAAGTTAGTTAGCTCAGGAATAAGAAAACGTGTAAATGTAAATTCTGTTGATGCTAACTTATCAATTGGTCTTTTGTACCAACCAGCATCACGTAGCTCCTGTTGTTTTAACGGAATAACTTCAACGTCTTTACTTCTTGCTAGAATACTGTGCTTACATACTTGATAAGCAATATCTTCTCTAGTGTCATATCCTACGAATACCTTCATGGATCATACCTTTCTATATCTTCTTCTTTCAACTTGTCTGTCTCGCCTTTCCACACTTCTACAATGTGTGCTGGTTCGTCACTATCATTACATCCTTGGTGCCAGGTGCCCATAGGAATGTCTATTGGATTAGCAGGGTGTAAATGTTGAACGCCCGCTCCATCAAATGGATCAGTGTGTCTACTCATTTTAAGATGAGCATTGCCGCTTACTAAGTTCCACGTTTCACTACGATACTTGTGTCGTTGCATACTAAGTTTACTGTGAGGATTGATAACAAGTTCTTTAACTTGAAATCCTTCACCTTGATACAGTTCTCTATAGTGTCCCCATTCACGTTCTACTTTAGGTGCTTTCCATTCTTTAAGTATCCAACTACTTGAATTCTTTTTATTATCTCCACCAACACCAAATACAAAATCACAATATGGCATATCACCATATGTGGTCATCTCTGGTATGTTGGCATCTGTTCTATCTCCACCGTTAGCGAAAATAACTTTTATATTACCATGTATTGCTAATGTTTTATAGATTGCTCCACATGCTGTATCGTCTGAATCATCAAAACTAACAATTTGATCAACTATAGATAATCCTTTGATAATCTCAGCACGTTCTTCAAAAGGCATAAATGGTCTACCTTTTTTACGTACAAGCCATTCGTCACTGTTGATGCCAACAACTAGTTTATCACCTAGTTGTCTAGCGGCTTTAAAATACGCTAAGTGTCCTGAATGTAGTGGATCGAACCCACCTGTCACTAATACTACGTCCATACTGATATTTATGTGCGTAGTTATTTACTTGTTGTTGATTTGATACCTTGTACTTTAGTAAAGTAAGGTTTGTATGATCGCAACCATGTACACAGTTGTTTACACATAATAGCATCATTAGGCCACCAGCCAATTGTATCTTGTAAACTACAAATCTTTTGTGCGGCATCTGGTTTAATAATGTAAGCACTATGTCCTGGTAATCCTTGTGGAATTGTTTTGTCTGCTACCCAAGGAACTTCTTGTTCTCCTGAGTTATCTAGTTTATCGTATAGTTTCCAATTAAACGTAGCATGGTCTGGATTGTTAATACTAATAGCGCCGCCTTCAAAGTCAAAGGGCTTAAACTGTCTATAGAAAATAGCATCATGTTCGAGTATCATAATAGTTTCATTAAGCTCAATACTCTTTTGCCATAGTTTATAATGACTACCTGCGGCCGCAATACGTTTAGTCATATCGTATGTCTTGTATGCTTTAAGAGTCATGCCTGTTGTTGGGCAAACTTTTTTCTTAGTGTAGGGCCATTTCCAATCTACTTGCCACATTGTTTCAGGAACAATAGCAGTAAACTTTTCAATATCTAATTCTGAATTTGTATCTTTTACAGATTGAATACATTTATCAGCATGTAGCTGACTGTCTTCATGTCCTGGGATTGCTATAACAAATGCTTTCATCTTTCTAACACATAAACTTTACTAGGTTCACGTCCTTTAAGTCCAGTTGAATCAAAAGTTGATACAAGTTTTAGTCCTACTCTGTTAAACAAATCTCTTAGTTCATTATCATTTATTTCTAAAGGATCCCAAGGTCGAGCTCTGTTATCGTTGTCTCCATAACCGTGTTCAAGATATATACGACCATTTGGTGACAATTGATCAGCCCAAACAGTTAATGTTTTAATAGGATCAAACACATGATCAAAACTGTTAGAATATACAATATCAAAATGTCCAATCCATTCTTCTTTTTGTAAATTAAAATCATGCTGTATTGTCATTGGCCATTTGTCGGCAATTCCAACTTCAGTTCCTATAATATTTGCGTCAGGGTAGCAAATTTTAAAAAACTGCTGTTCAACAGCTCTGCGTGTTCCGTGACACATAATATTGTGTGCTATACCTTTATCGCCTGCTACTTTATTAATTGTTTTCTGTTCAACATATACCATATGTTGCTTTTCTTTATTAGCATCTTTTTGGCTATCTACGTATTCGTTATAATCTTTATATTCGTATTGTTTCATGTACTACTCCAAAAATACTTATTTGATTAATTCTACAAGACCGTGAACACTGGTATGTATATCGCCATATGGTTCACTTAGAAGTTGATACCATCCCCATTCGTTTGGATATAGCTTTCCTTCATTTAATAATTTTTTAAGTAATTGATGATCAGCATGTTTTCTTCTATGTATTAAAAAATGGTAAGGAAGGTAACCATACCAATCGTCACGTTTACTTTCTTTGTCAACATCACTCCAATGTCCGCTACCAAATTGACTACCTCTGCCTTTGCGTATCATAAATCCAGCAGGGCCTTTATCGTAAGCATACTTTAAGTGATGGTTTAAGTTAACTTGTCTATCTAACTTTGTATTCCAATCTACTCTAACAATTAAATCATGATGCTGAGGTATCTTTTTTAGTAAATCAAAATGTTGAATCATAGGAACAATACCAAAATAAAAGTTGTCAAACATTTTTTTAGACTTGACATATTCGCCATACTTCTCATGCTTGCTTGGCGGCGTAACTTCCATAGGATGGTAATGCCATTTAGGATAGTGCATTGTAAAAAGTTTATTATGATATTCTTGTGGTACTAAATGTGTTTTGTTACTCCAAGTATGATAGTAAATATCGTTGCCCGGAAACCAACGTCTGAGTTGTTCTGTAATTTTACTATCTTTGTCGTTTACACCACTAACACATATTGCTAAGTTCATTTAAAAAAACCATTTTTTAAGATTTCGAGCAAGAAGTTTATTACTTTCGAGCCCTGGATGAGATCCGTCTAAAGCATGATCGATTAAAAAATCTGTCTCCCAAATTATTTGTTTTACTAACATTGGAGCAAGAATATGCTTAAACTCTTTATCAACTAATATTCTGTTATCATGTTCTGCAATTATATGAATAGGAATAATATGCTTACGTCTAAGATAGTTATCAGCAGTATTTACAATAGTAGCAAAGTCAAAACTAGCGTTATAATCATTGTGTAGTTTTTCGTAATAAAATGTTAAAAATTCTTGATGCTCTTTATGAGTCATTTCAATTTTTTCGTAATGCTCTGATGGGAATTTCATACCAAGTAAAGCAGGTAGAAAATCATGAGCTATAACACCACCGTGATCTTTTTGTAGTAGTCTTGTGTTTCTATTAGAATTAGGCCATAATATAATTACTACTGAATCACTTTTTAAATCTTTACAATTTACAATATTGTATAATGTACGTTTTGGTGATGCGCCTGGTTTACCAAGGTTAAAACATTTCATACCTAGATCAGTAGCAAGTAATTGTGGCCAAGCAAAGTTACTTGGACCATCGCTCTCGCTTGGTGGATGAGCATCTGGCAAAGAATGTCCAAAAGTATGACTACACCCAAACGCAAAAAGACGTTTTCTATTAGCCATTAAAACAGTCCTACGTTGTTCAATACATCAAACGGATCACTTCCAAAAGTTGCTTCAAACTTTACAAGCATTTCTTTCTTTAGTGCTTGCTTCACTTCTTCAAATACAAAAGGCCATTTTTCTGCTGGAATACAAACTACTCCGTCTGGATCACCAAATATAATATCATTGTTCTTAACTGTAACACCATTTACTTCAACAGGCATATTCATTTCTTCTAGCGTACCTTCATATCTAATATCGTCAGGCATACGTCCGTGAGCAAATAACGGAAGTCCCATTTGGGTAACACGTTCTACATCACGTGTTTGTCCATCTACTACTACACCAACTGCTCCGCTACGATAAGCAAAGTGTGCGTTTAGGTCTCCAAAATATGCTTTATCCTTTATGTCAGTACTTACAATAATAACATCACCCGGAGCAATAAATCTATAACTGTCTAACGCATCAAAAATACCTTCCCAATGTTTGTCAGTTGGATCTTTTTCTTCTTCAGGCAACTCTTTTAATTTTAATGTTTTAGCATAGCCTAAGAATGTTCCGTTATTCATAGACTTAATTTCACTACTTAAGAAATGTTTTATATTATGTTCTTTACAAATATCACTTAGTAAACAACTACTAATACTTTTACTTAATATCTTTAGTTTTTGTACTCTTTTACTGCGTTGACCTGCGCAAATATCTTCGGCAAATTCTAAGTCTTCAGGATTATTAATATCTACATTTTGTAAAGGTGTTACAGGATACATGATAACATCTTCACTATAACGTTTTGTTAAAGGTTCACCGTTTGTTTTTACAGCATAGAAGCTCATTGATTCAATATTATGTGTAGGTAAATCAACACTATTCGGAATAGTATCTCCGTATGTAGGTTTGTTGTCCTCCCACAGATATAATTTTTGCTCAGTAACAGCAACCAAACTTGTAGCAATACTTTCTTTTAACTGTTTGATAGCAGGATCGATTACAGTTTTATCTATAAAAGGAGCAGTACATAATACTTGTACAACTATATCAGCATTAGGAACAAGCCTTGCTTCGTTAGCAAACATCGCATGTCCGTCAGTAGCATTATTAGCTAACGCAGGATCTCTATAATGATGTTGGATATCAAGATCATTCGCAAGCTCGTGTATGTAGTTGTCTTCACTGTCTAACCATACTTCGTCAATTTCATCACACTCTAGTAGTTGTCGAAGTTTTCGCTTAAACAAGTACTCTCCATCAAGTACTCGTGTATTCTTACTTTCAATACGCTCACTGTTTCCTTTAGCAGGAACAAACGCTACTACTTTCATTTTATGACTCCTTCTAGTGTACCTGTACACATTACATCTTCGTGCTTAAACCCTTTGCTTAAATTAGCAAATTTAGTATCAGCAGTTAGGTAGAATTCATTTAGTCTACCAATAGTTCTTTGTATTCGGCCCCATGTTCGAGAATTCTTTTTTGATACTTCGCCAATTAGTTGATGTTCTCTTGGACCACTTCCGTAAAAATGTGTTTTACTATTTCCTGCTAATTTATAGTCAGGTAAAAAATAATCTAAGTCTACACCTAGTAAGTATATTTCTCTAAAGCCCATAAAGTAAGCAGTGATTGCCGCATCCAAAGGAGTAGTTCTAGTAGTACCCCAACCTTTATCAAAACTTAATGGATGACCTTTGCGTTCAACTGTTAACTTATTACTGTAGTTTTTCTTAATAGGTATATAATCTTCTTTAATAGCAATATTATCTTCAGCCATAATATCAGCAATTTTACTTGAATAAAATCTAGGAGATTTTATTGCCGATAGTTGTGGATACCATCTTGTATATAATTCTTTGTATACTAAAGCATCACCTAAGAAAAAGTAAGAATAATCAGGTAGTCCATGTGTAGTCGCTAGAAAAGATTTGTTACATGCTATTACCTGCTCGCCTTGTAATAAATCTAATCTTTCTTGTGTAAGACTAGGTGCGCATCCTAGGATAAAAACACGCTGACCAATATGTTTATTTTTATAAGGTTCAAAGTCTAGTAGCATTATAACTCCGCAACTGCGTAGTAACTGTGATTTAAGTCGTAACCTTTAGTAACAAATACTTTGCTAAAGTTTTTTGCTGTAAAATAATCTTTAATATGATTTGGTTCAAGTAAATGGATATGTTTTCTGTTGTTCCAAGGTTTCCAATATCCTTGATCCGGGTGTGGCAAATATAAGAATACAATGCCGCCTTTGTGTAATCTAGTTGTCCAATGATCTAATGCTCCAACCCAATCATTTAAATGTTCTAAACAATGTGATGAGAAAATATAATCAACTTTTTTATTAGGCAAATTATAAGCATCATATTCGTCGTTAAAAACAAGGTCGATCATTTGTGCGCCAGGATATGCCCATTCTTTTCTATTACATCCAATATCAAATCCTTCGCCTGTAATTACTTGTTTAGCAAACGGGAATGCATATTGTGCCGCAAATCCTTTTGTTTGTAACTCAGGATATTCTACACCGTTATACTTGATGGTATTCATTAATATGTACTCCGTTATCTCTAAACATTTTTAAGTGATGTTCCCACTTATCTATAGTTCTATTAGTATATATGTATATGTCTGACGGCTTTAAGAACATCTGAGCAAAGTGCATATACCCACTATCAACTCCTAAATGGGCTCTTGCCCTACTCATAGTGTAACCGGCTAACGGTGCTGTCATTAGTGCTGGATGTCTTGCTTGACCGCCTACATTAATGATTTTATATCCTTGTTCACGCCAATAACTACACGCCATATCTATTTGTTCTGATGTTAAATTACGCTTTCTGCTTGACGCATCAAATTGTGCTGTAACAAACTTACTAGGAAGTAATTGTTTAATTAATATCGGATCATAACATTCTGGTTTTAATTGGGGGAATGATCTTTGATATTCGTCTACAAAGAAACTTGGTTGTAATACGTTTTGTAGTTTACCGGGATATTTTTCGTAGTAGTGTAATTTAGCACTAGGATATTGTTGTAATACATGTTGTAAAAATGCTTCGTCACTTTCTTCATAAAATTTATGTATTTTTAAATACAACTGTCCTTGCGGAAATAAATCCATTACTTGTTTCCAAGTCTGTGGTTTCATTTTATTATATTGATGAGGAGCAATATGTAGTGTAGCAGGTTTTCCGTAATGCTGTCCGTAGTTGTACGTTAATAAACAACTATGTACAATATCGCCAAAGCCCGGGCATCCGTAGGGTAGGTTTTTAATACGGGTGCTCATGTATCTCATTACTACATGTTTCATTAATTTACTCTAATTTCAAATTGAGTCATTCCGTGTCTATGGAAGTTACTTCGTAAATTATTTTCATCTACGAATTGATTAACTGCTTGTGTTACACCTGGCTTACTCCAAGTTGAATCTGGCCATTTAAAGTCGTCACCTAAAATTAAACCTCCAGGCTTAACTTTGTTATGTGCTTGTACTAAATCAGCATAGCAACCTTCGTATGAATGGTCACCGTCAATATAAATCCAATCAAGATAGTTGTCAGCACACGAAGCAAACCATTCGCTTGATGTTTGACGCAGTACTTGTACTTCTGGATTATTAACAAATTTTGTTTTTACTTTTTCGTATACATTATCGTAATAGCGATCAAATTCTTTTTCCATGTCAGCATTAGAAAGTCCTTTTGGAGCAATATTAAGTAATTTTCTATATTTCTTTAACCATTTATCATATGGCATTTCGCTGTTGTCTTTAAATGGTTCAACTGAATACGGATCTACTAGATACAATTCTTTTAATTTTTTCTTCTGAAATTCAGCTGATGTGTTTGCCATCCATACACCTATTTCAGCACCAATCGTACCTTGTTTAATTAGGTGTAAAATATTTGGCGCATCGCTATTTCTTTCCTTACCCATCATTGTATTGTTCTCCTATTGCTGTCATTAACGCTGGCACATTTTCGCCGTGTGCTGGTAATTTATCTTTTAAGAAAAAGTGTACAAAGTATGCTTCGGGTAATTTACTATCTTCGATGCCTTTATACAATCCGTTCCATTTCCAATTCATATTAAGTGTGGGGATCTTTTCTTTCTTTACCCACCAGTTAAGTAGCATTTGGTCAGTTGACCATTTACGGTAACCAACTCCGTCTACAAAGTCTTTAAACTCTGGCCTGCTTAGAAATTCTTTTGGTGATTGCCCTTTTAAGTATGGAGCAAATTGTTTACAGTTTATAACCATCATTCCCATGTTGTAAAATTCAGCGCCAAGATCATTCCATTTCCAATCTACATCTTTACATGGTTCAAATGCGGCTTTTGAATATTTTCTAATTTTGCTTTTGTATTTTTTAGCACAAGGTAGTTCACGTTCTGCTACAGCGCCAAAAGCACATTCTTCAGGGAAGTCTTTAAAAATATTTGGAGCAGTAGGTCTAATATAAATGTCACTATCAATAATTGCTATTTGATCGTATTTGTTAATATGTAAGAACGCAGTTTCTTTTTCAAATATAGGTAAGTATCCTAATCTTTCAACTGCTTCTTTACTACGACCTGTGCGTTCTAAATCGGGTCTAATTTTTAGTACAGGTTCCGTTTGTACAATATGTTCAATACCATATTTTTTACAGTATTCGGCTGTGCTTTTAATACAATGTTTATATAAGTTACTTTGCGCACCAACAGCGACTTGGTATATCATACGCTTCATGATAAATCCTTTGTAAAACTAACTTCTGTTTTATATGTTACTTTATTGTACTTATCAAATTTCATATCCACAATTCCATCACACAGCATCCAGTCTGCTGGCATTGCTCCGTTAGCATGTACCCAGTCTAATATTTTTTTAGCGCCTGTAGGTGTAATACGATAAGCCCTAGCACCTTCAAACCAGTTGCCAGGTGGTATAGGTTTTGCTTTGTTAAAACCTTCAAACTTGTACACATCACAATCTACATATTCGCCTATAGGTTTTTTAAAAACAACATCATGTTCAAATATACATATAGGTTCATTTGTGGTGTGGCATTTTTGCCACAGTAAGTATTGGCTTAAGAAACAACCTTGTGTACCAGGACGGGCAAGTAATCGTTGTGCTTTTTTATGTGGATATACTTTTAAGTTATAATCAATAAGACCTTGTTTCATCCCATTGATGCCTTCAAATAGTTCTAGGTTCCAGCCTTGTTTAGTTCCTGTTTCTAACGCACGACTAGCCATACTAACACTATCAGGATAAGTTGGTAGATAGATTATGTATCCATTCACGTATCTGTATTCCTTATTTCTACTACAACTTTATCGTACCAATGTTGTGGTAGCCATCTTAATTGTGCTTGTTTAAACTTTAGTCCGTCTTTTTTATTACCCTTGCCAGTACTAAAAATATTATGTTTTTTAATACCCCAAGAATTCCATTCATACGGTATCTCTCCGTATGTGTTGCCTAAGTTTTTCCAATCTTTCATTACTTGCCTAAGTACATGTTGATCAATAAACCAATAACAGCCTTTTTCAAACCCTTTATGTAACTGTCTAGCAAATAGTTTACGCCATTCTAATCCTTTATGTCCTAATCCTGGACTTAATGCACTAGCAATAAAAATTTCAGGTTCTTTTGGCTTAGGCATAATGCTAACCTCAGAAGTAATTTCAGCAAAATCTTTTAAATGAAATCCTGTACGTAGTATACTATCACAATCAATTTGTAATATTCGTTGTTGTGGATTTGTAAAAATTTCTGCCATACGTATAAACCTTACACTGGCCAAATATGTGCGTCTAGCAATGTAATCTAAATCGCCTGTTTTAAAAATGTTTATACCTTCGTCCATCATATGTTTATTTTTTGGCAAATCTACGTAGAACTGTTTGTCTACATCTTCGTAGGTATATGTAAACTTGAATTGTTCATTCAACCTTTTTAAAATAGTATGATCAATATTACCTTCGTTAATAATATGACAGTGTACATGTATCCATCCTACTGTCCTATTAATACTTTGCTGTAAGGCATATCCGTGTCTATCAAAATAATCGTAATCACAACTAAAGTAAATTACATTCTCTGCTTCTCGCGGACACATAAGTCCTTTTAATTCTGGAAGTTTACGCATCTGGTGCCATACCAGGTCGATATGCTAGTACAGCATTTTTTTCGCCACGTCCTATTTTACGTACCATCCTATATCCATAAGGCATTAATACATCTCTAATGCTATCTCTATTATATCCGTATCTTGCTGGATGTTCTTTGCGTTCATAAAGTATTGTTGGTTGACATCTTTTAATAGTTTCAATTGCTCCTAATGCTACTAGAGGTTCGTATCCTTCAGCATCAATTTTAATAAAATCAACATCTTGTAAATTATAAAAATCTAAAGGCATAACAGGAAGTTTACCTTTATTTTGATTTTGTGTTCCGGGCTTAATGTGTGTACTAAAACTTTTATTAGTGGTAACCAGATCAACATTCTCTTCTATTTCGCCTATACCTACAGGATATGTTGTTACATTATTACATCTATCTTTTAGGTTATGTACCATACACTCGTAAATAGGAGGATTAATTTCAAAAGCATGTACATGATCAAAAGACTTAGCCATTTGAAATGCTGTAAGTCCTACGTGTGCTCCAATGTCAACTGCTACTCTTATTCTACTACAATGACTCATAGCAACCATAAGTTCTGAATGTTGGTAATCTTCAATATTACCGTTACCTTGTTTCTTGGCACTTTTTAAACACATATCCATTTGTGTTGTACGCCATCCGTCTATTTCTTTATACATTGTCTACCTGATATTCAAACGTACAGTGCCAAGCAGTACCGTCACTAAATTCGTCTCTATCAAACTGACTCCAAGCAATATGTTCTAACATAGGAGTTCTATCAAAGTTTTCTTGATCTTGCCAATGTTGAACAGCACTTTGTCCAAGTACTTTAATAGGTTTGCCTAAACACAATGCTTCTACAACAGCCATACTATGGTATGTTATAACTTTCTTTGCGTTAGTCATTAGTGGTAATACTTCTTGGAAACGCTGTCTACGTTTCCCTTCTTTTTCTCTTATAATTAACCGTTCTGGAAGACTGTCATAATGTCTTATAGTATCGGTGCGCCATGTGTTATAATCTTGTCCTAAGTATTTAAAGATGTTACTGTTGTTAGGCATTACTAACAGGTTATAATCACCTTTGGTATTCCAGTCTTTATTCCAAACATTATCATCAAGTTTTAGCATATTGATTCTACTACTCGATACATCTTTTACTTTAGTATTTTGTAATGAATTATAACTTATTCTATAATAGAAAGGCGTCTTATGACGCATGTTACCTAAATATCCATTATCAATATGAAAAAAATTAATATTAGGATTTTTAATAGCATCAAATACCCAATTATCAAAAGGATGACTAAATGCTAAGAATCGATCAGGCTCAATTTCATCTTGCGATTCAATAGTAATAGTATCGCAATTTTCATATAGATATGAAAAAACTTGACCTCGTAATTCTTTTGATCTTTTTGGGATTTGAAACTTATACTGATGCATCTTCCATACCTGCGACTCTTAACTTGACAACATTAGTTATCTGCCATTGTTTTTGATCAAGTCCTTTCAAGAGACCTAACCATTTGTTACGCAGGAGGGCAAATTCGTTAATAATTTTTTCGTAGTCTACTACGTCAGCTTCACCGTCGACATATTTCTCAACATCACGACTAGATAAAGCTCGTTGATAAGTTTCTAAATATTTTTTGAAAAATGAGCTACGCAACCTACGTAGCTCAATATTCAAGTAATTAAGTATAGCTTCAATTTCTTGTAGCTGATTAAAACGCTGTTCAACGATACCGGGCATCTCTGCCGCGGCACGTTCAACATTGCCTTTTAATTTTACTTCATTTCGAGCATCAATTAACTCTGATTCAAAGTATGCAATTGCGTCTGGGATCTTGTTTATATTTCTCGATACTTCTGAGTAATATCCCATTTATTCGTCCCATTCGTCTTGTTCGTCTGCATGAACATCTTCTTCGTCTAAATCAAGATAATATGTAATTGCGGCATCTAAAATATCACAAGTTCCCATAGCATCTCTAAAATGAGTATCGTCAGCACCATAATCAGCACATGTATCAACAAATCTCTCTGCTGTAGCTTCTATAGTTTTCTTATCAATACTGTCTTTAAACGTATTCCACATATCAGCAATTAATCCTGCTTCCATATTTTTCTACTCCTGTTCGGTAAGTTCTTTTTCAGCAACAATCGGCTCTTCAATTGCTACATCATCCTCGGTATTTACCTCCGGAGTAGTTTGAGCTTCATATTCTGACATAATTAAATTCATCTTTTCTGGTGTCATCCATGCTTTACGATAGTCAAGATGTTCTTCACCATTAAGATCAACATATTTAAGTCTATTGCCTTGTTTAACAAGTAAGTCTTTCTTTTCAAACAATTCAATAAGTCCGCTATAAGGATTCATGCCTGTTTCATATGGAATCTTAACTTGTACGCCTTCAAACGGTTTTGCGTAACGAGTTTTCATTACTTTACAACCTGCTCTAATACCACGTACTTCGCTAATCTTATTACCTGCTTCATCTTCTTTAAGTTTCATCTTTTTCATTGCTACTACAATTGAAGATGCGTAGATAAAGCCTTGGCCACCACTGATCTTGTCATCTGGGTCAAACATATCTTGTGATGCGTATGTATGGTTAGTACATACTAGTCCTACGTTGTAACTACCAATCATGTTAACAGTATTTCTAACAAGTGATGTTAGTGCTTTAGGCTTACGACCCATATCACCCTTCATATCACCCTTGTTAAACTGATCAACATCAGTTGGCGTTAATAGCATACCTAATGAGTCAACTACAAACAATACCTTAGGACGATCTTCCTCGTTCATTGCTTTATAGTCAGCCATAAATGTACTAATAGTTTTTGCTACATCATCAATCATTGACATATTAAGTTTAAGAAGTTTATCTTCTCCAGTGTCAACGTCTAGTGCTTGTAGCCATGATTCATCAAGTGCGTTCTCTGAGTCAATTAATACTACAAAGATACCTTGATCTTGTGCGTGTTTTACAATGTTACCGGCACAAAAGTAACTTTTACCTGCGCCCGATTCACCTGCGAACACTGTTACCTTACCTAATGGAACACCTCTGTGAAAGTCTCCACTAATAAGATAGTTAAGTGCATATGAGCCTGTTGAGATCCAATCTGTAGGATCGTTAAAGCCGCTACTCATGCCTGAGATACTTTTAGTTAAGTCCTTACGGAACTTACTAACATCAAACGATTTAGCCATAGTTTCTCCTTGTTTAAAGCTAATATAGGGGATATTTCACCCCTACACATTATTTTTATTTTATGATTGACGTGCTCTAATCATTGACAAGATGTCTTCTGCTTTACCATCATTTGCCGGAGCCGCCGCTGGTGTTGCTTCTGCTACTGGAGCAGGTGCTACTGGTGCCGCCTCTGGTGTTGGTGCCGCTTCTGGTGCGCTCTGACTAGTAGCAGTCGCTTGTGGACTTGCCGCCTTTGTCGGATCACCTGTTCTTGCCGCCATACCTGATGGTCTAAAGTAATTGCTCCAACGATCTGGATCATATGCTTCACCATCTACTGATGCTTCAAACATTTCTTGCATTACTTTTACTTCAACATCACCTGGCTTCTTAGGTAAGAAGTCTGATAAGTTAAACAAACCATTAGTTTCAATAGCTTTCATTTCAACGTCAGTTAATGGACGCTCTCTACGTGCCCAATTACTTGTGCTATAGTCTGCGTATCCACCTTTTGAAGTTTTATTAAGACGGAAGTCTACACCAGCAGTATAATCTGTTGGTAATTCTTCCATATCAGGATCCATAAGTGCCTGCTTAATAATTTGAAAGATTTGCGGTCCAATGATAAAACGTCTAATTGGATTTTCTGGAGTGTTATCGTCTGATAGTGGATTATCAGTTACGTAACCTTGGAATACGTATGAACGCTTTTTCCAATACTTACGACCCATGTCTTCAAGACTTGCGTCTTTAAACCATCCACGTACCTCGTTTAGGATATTACAAGTTTCGCCATACATTTCCATACATGGTACTTGTACTTGTACTGGACGTGATCCAGTATCGCCTTTTACTCCGCTAAATGGAAGTTTGATCATCAAACGTTCTTTCCAAAAGAAAGTATTTGATTCATCGCCATCTGGCAAGAATCTTAGAGTCGAGCTCTGTCCTTCTGCCATATTCCAAAATGGGTAAATTGCGTTGTCGCCACCTGATGATCGATTGCCACCGGTGTTTGCTTCTTGTTCTTTAAGTTTAGCTCTAATTTCTGCTAATGATGCCATAGTTATGCCTCCTATATGTTATGCCTATGTGCTGAGTAACAACATTGTTACCCTTTGTGCCTTAATTACGTACAGCACTATATGTATTGTACGCTATTACTTATTAAAAGTCAACCTTTATTTTGCCTTTTTTGGATAAAATGTTTAAACGCCAGCTAATTGCTGAATTCTAGCCATTTCATCGTCTTGCCCTTTAAGTAATTCTACCATTACTTTCTGGGCTTCTTCAACAGCATTATCACCATACTTCTTTTGTACTGATGTTATTACTGCTGTTTCTCCTTTCGGAAAACTATTTTCAACGTAGTCGTACATGCTTTTAACATATTCATCTAGTTCGACATCGTTCTTTTGTTCTATTTCACTATCTGGTGCTGAATCACTATCAGCTAAAATTTTATCTGCTGTAGCTTTATTCATTGTACATTTATGCATTTTACCAGAACCTTCTGGATATTCAAATTCTTTACCACCTTTTGACGCACAGTCAGCCGCCGCCATTTTATAATCTTCAAATGCTTGATCTTCATCAAACCCTAATTCAACGTTAGGTTCTTCTTCGTGCTTCGAATTAGAAATAATACTATCTAAATGTGTTTCAAATGATTCATCAGGATCAAGTCCTTCGTCTGCGTCATGAATACCGTTGCCATTATCGTCAACCCAATGTTCGCCGTTTTCGTCATGTACATCATGTTCGCAGTTTGTAGTAGGATTATGCATTGTATCTCCACAATCTTTACAATGATACTCACTGCCCATAGCTTCAGTTTTTTCTTTGCCTTTCATGCTCGACTTGTCAAAGCCTGTGTTATCACATTCTTTACATCCTTTGCCTTCACACTCGTCGCATAGATGTTTTCCAGTACCTTCGCCTAGTAAATCATCTGGACCTAGCTCTTGTGTTTTGTTTGCTTCACTTACTAATTTATATACGTAAGGAAATACATCTTTCAATTCTTCGTTGAACTGTTTGATTGTTAATTGTGCTGTCCAGTCTGTAGCAATATCTTCTGGAACATCTTCTAGTACGGAAGAAGTAAAGTTCTCAGTCATCTCTTTATACTTAGACGGCTTTTGGATATTTTCAATAGTCTTTTTAACTGTGTTTAATCTGTCGTTAACAACATCCATATAACCTGATAAACCTTCAGCCATTACACTTGAGCGATTCATGTATGTCTTAAATTTACGTAGTTTGTTTAATTCTTCTGAAAGTCCAGTAACATGTTTACCGAAGTCATCATATGGCTTTCCGCCTTCACTGACATGTTGTGCCATTGCTCTAGCACCGTTAAGGTGTTTGAACGGATATTTAAATCTTTCGCCTTCGTTGCTTTCGATATAAATTCCAGCAATACTAGTATTACGTCCTGTTGCTGATTCTTGGTTAATTGGCGCAGAATGTTTTACTACCATTCTTGCTGATCCAATGTTTTGAAAACTAGTTCTACTAGTTCCATATAGTTTTGACTCGCTCATTTGTTTCTCCGTACTAAGGTATTCATAATCTCTTTTATCTAGGTTAGACTTTGTAATATCTCTTGTATCAAAATTTAACATTCTTTTCTTAGAAAATGCTCTTACTTCTTTTAAAAAATCAAACCATTTGTTTTTTAAAACATCTTCGCCTTCGCTGAATAAGTTTTTGCTATACATAATAGTAAGACTGTCTTTGTCTAAGTTGATACTTACTTTTTTACCTGGTACAAAATCAAATTCAAAGAATCTTGCTTCTTTTACATCATTAGTAATCTCAGCAGATTCGTTACCAACTGTAACACTAGGGAATCTTCCTCTAATTTTGTTGAATAGCTCATTTGATATTGTGTCAAGGTTTATCATAATAATATTTATCCTAATAGCCGCCTGTTACGAAAATCGGCATTGGTGGTTCATAGTCTTCATAATCCGATTCTGTTTGGTTAAATGTGTTATAAATTCGTGGATCCCAATCTTTTAGTACACTCATCATTCTTAAAGCAAGTAAAGTAGCACTTACTAGATCATCTGTACCCCCTGGTTTTGCTTTAAAACTTGTTCCTGTAGCAACAAACGATTTTAGTTCGGTTATCAATACTTTACTGTTTATTTCAAGTTTATTATTCTCAACCATAGTTTTTAAACGACTACATGCTGTAATCTTAGTACCGTGTGTAGTATTAAATCCTTTGCGGAACTTACGTACATGTCCTTTACGCATAGGTTCACTTACAAATAGTCCGGGTATATTTTCTTCTCCAAAATCGTTAATAACAATAAGTGCGGCTTCTCCAATACTATTGTTTTCAACACTCCAGTATATATTGCTACCGCTATTGCCACAAGACTCTTTAAGATGAGTACATATATCTGTTAGTATACGAATCTGTTGTGGGATCGGTGTTTCGTTATGACGCCATTCAGCAACTTGTTTGTAACTAGGAAGTTCAAACACTTGTATTGCGGCATAGTCTCCGCCTGTACCCATACTAGGGTCTAATGCCACAGCATAATTTTCTTCAGGGGATGGTTTTGCGTACCAGCGTGTTTGTCCCATGTTCATTATAGGCTCTGTGCCTTCCATAGATGACAACTTGATACTATTAATAAGTGTTTCATCAAATACTAAGAATTCACAACCGTATTCGCGTCTAAATCTTTCTTCGCCAATTCTACCAACTTCAGTTTCTTTCCATTCTTCGTCTCTATCAGGATGTTCGTCCCAACTACATGTAAATCCATGAAATCCATTTTCACCTAAAACTTGTTCATTACCGTGTGCGTCAAACTTATTTTGAGAGCCTTTCCAGATAGTAGCAAACGTATCTTCGTCTGAATTAGGTGTACTTGTAATAATAGCACGACCACCTGTTGCTAGTGTAGGTGATATTGATGTCCAAAATTCATCGGCAATTCCTGGGTTAACAAACGCAAACTCGTCACAGTATAATAATGATATAGACATACCACGTCCTGTATTACCTGTTGTTGTAGCACTAACAATACGTGATCCGTTTTCAAACTCGATACTTCCTTTATTATAACTTGTAACTCCTGCTCTAATATGATCAGGACATGTTTCGTAAACATATCGTATACGTTGCATAATTTCTTGGGCACCACTGTACTTGTGTGCGGCGATTAGAATAGTTTGATCAGGATGAAACATAGCATACCATGTAAGATAAACTGCGGCAGTAGTTGTCTTACCTGTTTGCCTAGGCAACATGTTTATATTAAATCTAAATTGGTGATATGATTCTAGTAATCTTTCTTGGTACTGATAAGGATCGAATAATAATTTACCTTTTACAGGATGTTGTATAAAAGCAAAATGTTTAGCAAAGTGTAGATAGCCTAAATCCTCATCCATACAATTCATCATGTCTTGGATCTGCTGTTCAGAGAACTTTTCTCTAGTATTTGCCTTTTTGGTGAGGACGCCGTCTAAACTCTTCATATTAGTATTTAACCAAAAAAATAGGACCCGAAGGTCCTATTGAATATTATTAATTAGCTTTGATATTTTTTATAATGTGAATTTAATTCTTCTTTAATCTTGTCTTTTAGTGCCATTGGATTATCTCCGCCTGCTACTTTTGGATAAGATTTTTTCGACTTATTAAGATCATTAGTCGGTGGATTTGTCATATCAGTATATGGAGCATATTCTTCCCCTGGCTCATTAGCATAATCTTCTGATGCTTCTGTATCAAGGCCTGCTCTTGCTTTTAATGAATTTAAGTCATCATCGCCTAGCTCTGGATTTACTTCAATGTCTTCCATTCCACAGCCGCCTGTTTTAAGATCCATATCACCTGGCTTATCATCTTTACCTGGAATTTCTGGATCATCTACAGGTGTTCCTGTCATTATTTTTGGCATTGATAATTTTGGCATTTCTTTGTCTGCCATTCCTGCGTTACCTAAGCCTGCGTTTTTCATCATATCTAATAAATCAGCTACATGATCTTTACCACTTGCGTTTAATGATATATTCATTGTTACCGGATTGCCTTTGTCCATTTCTGGAGCCATAGGCGCTGGCATTGGAAGTGATCCTTCATCTACTGACTCAGTTAGTTTAGTACCTTTTTCAACAGCATCAAAACCTTCTAAGATATTTTTCATATCGCTAAAGTTAGTATCGCCTTTGAAAGGTTTATTACCTACTGATGCGGCATCCATATTTTGTAAGATTTTTTTCATATCCATTATTTACTCCCTACTGGAGACTTGGTGCCTTCAGTGTCTGTTATGTCTGTTGTATCGCCTGCTTTAACATCGGCAATTGGGCTATACTCGTTGGATTTGCGAGCAACCTCTAATTCTTGTAAAAGATCCATTACTCTATTTGCGCCAACATGGTCTTGTGCTTTTGGATCAGCTTGTTCCATTTCTTCTTTAGTAAGTCTTGCTTCGTATGGAGCATCATCTTTTGGTTCTTGATATGCTTCAATTGGATCATTAACTGATCTAACAACAATGTTAGCTGGTGAACAGTTACAACATTGGGCAATGTACTCACCTAACACTTGTGGAGTAGTAGGATAGTTTAGTGCTACTTCATAATGAGTAACTTCTATGTTTTGTAACTTTGGAAAGTCTAATGGACGTTCTTGTATTGGTGTTTTCTTTCCAGGACTCATTGACGCTACACTATAACGTTGTAAGCACCCTTCTAGACTGTCAGTAAAATCTTCTGACATCTCACCGGCAACGCCGATTTTAAATTCATATACTTTTTTTGCTTCTGCGAGGTATTTTTCAAACATGTTCATTCCCTATTATTAATTATTTATCCATATTCTTAAGTTTTTCTAGCAGACTATTGCGGTCAGTAATGATGGCTCCTTCGCCTTGTACAATGCCACCGTCATCAATACCGCCGTCTTTATCCATTTTCTCTTTTTTAAGTTGTAGGTCAATCATTTTTAATTTCTTGTCCATTTTAGCAACTTTAGCATCTAGTGATGTTTTTAACATACCACCTGCTACTTCAAAAACTCTACTAGCGTAACGTGATTCGACATTCATGCCTAAGTCCATTAGATCATCATAAGCTGTTAATGCTCGTTGTGCTATATCATTAAGTTCTTCATCTGCTTTTTCGCCAAGACCTTTTACTGCTGGTAATGCTCCAGCAATCTTATCAAATTCAGCAATATCTCGCAACGTATCATTTTGTTGCTGTATTACATCCTTTTTTTCTTTTTTCTGTTCTTTTTTGATTATATCCTTGCTATCAGGTAAATCAAGTAAGTCTTCTAATTTCTTGGTCATTGGTCTCTCATTATATGCTACTATTATATTTAGCTAAACTATTTAGGTACGTGATCCTTGATGGAACATATCCTTTTCGGTAATAACTCTAAAATTAATGCCTTTAGACTTAGCATATGCTCTTGCGGCTTCCCACTTTGCCATATTTAGTGCTACGTGTGCTTGATTATGTTTTGAGTTTCCGGCGTTTTCCATTGTAACTTGTTTGTCTGGTTTTACTTCAATAAGTTCAACCATATTTTTACCTTTTTTAGTTTTATACTGTATAAAGAAGTCCGGAACGTATACTGTATGTCTACCGGTAAATGGATTTCTATAAGGAATTTTTACTGCTTCACTAGCCCAAGCCTGAATTGCCGGATTTTCATCGCAAAATTTCATAAACGCAAACTCCCAACTACTTCTGTATGATGGTGTTTTACGTCCTACATATTTGTCAGGATTTTTAATATTATATTTGCCTTGAGCAAACTTGGCCATAGGACTAACCTACTAAGTTTCTTGCTTCTACAGGAGTTGTAGTATTATCAACTCTAAATCCTAAACTACTAATTCGTTGTCTATTAAAGTTAATAACTTGGGCAACTGTAAAACTTAATTGTAGTTTATTAAGGCCACCTAATGTGTCTATTAATTCAAATACTTTTAAACCGTCAATTTTTGCTTGTTGTAAAAGTATTGCTCCCGTAGATTTTGCCGCTTCTTTATCAAACCCTTTGTTTTCTAAAAATCCAATAACAGCATCAACTTCGTTACTTGGATATGCTAATTGTTTAGCGTAAAATGTGTTGAATATCTTTTTAGTTTGGCTTTGACTATCTAAGTTATCTGGTTTACGGGGTAAATTTAATTCAATTGAACTCATTTTATATTACTCCTAAGGCCCTATGTATCCAGGGTCAGTATATCTTGGACCACTAGAAGAACTAGACGAGCTTGATGATGTCTTTGAAGTTTCTCCGCCACCTGGGTTAGCACTATTAATAAGTTTACCTATGCCAACCACGCCAGCGGCAAGCGCGGCTGTTTTAAAGTCACCGCTTCCACCTGTTGGAAATGCTAGTCCTGCTACACCACTTACATCTACTCCAGATGCTTTACCTAGTGCGTTAAGACTCTTGCCAATTAGTTCGCCTTTAATTCCTGACGCATCTAAATTTCCTGCGTTCTTAATAGTATTAGCGGCTCTTAGTACTGTACCAAAATCTGCTTTACCACCGGTAATGTCATCTATAACACCAAAGCCACCTGCTAGTACTCCGCCTACACCTAGTAAGCTAGATGCTCCGCCGCCACCTAATGAATTTGGACTTGGTGTTTTATCGTAATGTTCGTCACCGAATCCTTTAGGACCATTTTTCATTGAACCTCTGCTATAGTGTACTGTTTCATATTCAACAGTCATTGAATTGCTAACAGGGTCACTTGCTGAGTAATCCATAGTATCGTGTTGCCACTGACTAATAATAGGATTAATTAATGTCATTGTAGTATAACGTTTTCTTGACATTTGAGAAATTTGTATACTTGTAAAAAAAGGTTCAGCACTATCATTATCAAAACCGTATCTGTATTGTTTTTCTGAAAATAATGTACCACTAGCGTATTGTTCACTAAAACTTGGTTTATTAGTCGCATACTCCGGTATTGTAGGATCAGGTGCTCCCGCAGGATTTACTTTAGCATAGTTACCATCTCTGTAATAGTATCTGTAGTATGCTTCCCACAATGCTGTAGTAACACCATAGTTGTCATCATGAAAAGTTATACTAACTGGTTGGTAGTCTATACGTTTTTGTACTACTTTTTTTCTGTTGTATTGATTAATAACATCTGTTTGAATATTAAACGCTGGTAGTTGTGCTGATTTTACAAGCATGCCTATTTCGTTCATATGTTTTTGTGCTAACTGAGGAATAACTGCAGAAGACTTAGGGTTAATATTAAATGTAACGTGATAAAGAAATTTTACCTTAGGGGCTAATCTTTGATTATCATCAACAAACATTCTCGCCGCATGGGCAAAGTCACCTAAATTGCCTTTAGGGCTTAAAGCACCACTTGCTACGTTATCTAAAAATCCGTTTAAAAAGCTCATGCAAATATTTATCCAATTGAATAAAGTGAGTAGATAATTCGGTCATAAAAAAAGGGACATAAAAATGCCCCTTAATTTATTAATTTATAATGCTAAATTTTGTTTATGCCGCGCCACCGCCTGTGATAGCAGTGTTAACTGTTCTACCAATAGCTGTGCCAATGCCTGTACCTTGTGGTGATTGGATAGCGTTATCATAACGTATTGTTAAAGTCACTGTTGCTACTTCTGATGTTGCGTAGTTTAGTGAATTATAATTTGCGCTTGATAGATAACAACCATACAATTCAAATGTTTCTAGTACACCTGCTGTGTTTGCTCCGTTACCACCGTCTAAGATTTCAATTCTAGTTACAAACTTATAATCTGCTCCACTTGCAGCACTTGACTGTTCGAAGAAATCAAATTGTTTCTGTAATTGTTCGCCAACTAGTTTTTGTACGTTGTTACTTACATCTTCACGTAAGTTCAATGTAATTGGATCCCATGTATGTTTACCAGCTAAAAAGACTTTGGAGTTGTAAATATCCACTGTCATATCTTCAAATGTTACGTTAGGTCTTGTTACGTCCATTACTTGCTTTGTAAGCTCAGTCGATGGACTCGAAACACCAAAGTTTTCTAATGATACTCTAAAGCGGTATTGTAGCTTAGGCATTAACAAGCCCTGATTAGAAGCACTCGCGTTACTATCTAGTGGTACTGTTAATTTTGAAAGTGTTGAAATTGCCATTATATACTCCTGTTACTTTTATTTATCAACTTATAGTCCTGAAATTTCACCAGTGTTTTTAAGTCTTAACGGAATGTAAATAAACTCAACTGCTTTTACAGGTTCAATAGCAATATCAACATATAGTTCATTTCTATCAATTCTGTTTGGCGTGTTGTTGCTTTCATCACATACAACTAAGAAGTCATATAATGCTCTTTGCGATACTAGCTCTAGCATTAAACTGTCTACTTGTGCTTTCATTTCATCTCTTGTAATTTTATCGTTAGGCTCAAAGATGTAAGGTTTAGCAAGTTTCTTAAGTTGTGATCTTAAGTAAATTACTAGTCTTGCTACATTAATTCTATCTAACGCACTTGCATTTCTTGCTCTAGTCTTCTGACCAAAGTTAACAAGTCCTGCTCCTGTTAAGAATGTAATAGGGTTAATACTATTACTGTAAAGTGTATCACGCTGTCCTTCGTTTAGCGCAATTGACTTAAATTCGCCTTCGTTATCAATAAAGCCTGACGCTGTTGCGTTAGTAATGCCACCACGTCTTGTTCCTGCTGGAGCAAACCATGGAAACGATACTTGATCGCTTAGTGCCAATGTTCTAATAATACCGTGACTTGGTGGAACAACAACGTTGTTACCTGCGTTATCACTTGTAAATAAGCTCGGATAGAACATACCTAAGTATTCGTCTCTACTTGGTGCGCCTTCGTCATTGTCTTCAACTGCTAGTGCTGTGTTTGCGCCCCAGTTATTTAATGATGTAGCATCACTAGTTAATCTAAACGGAGTATCACCAACAACAAATGCTGTTAATCCTCTATCGTAGTTTAGACTTACCATTTCACCAATTAGTTCTGGATACCCTGGAGTTGCCATAACGTTAAACAGTCTTGATTCATCATCTCTAATTTCTTGGTTACTGTTAACCATTGCTTGTAGAGCTTGAATAATAACTTTACGTTGTGCTTTACGTCCAAAGCTACCTGCGCCGTTTGATTGATTAGCACTTTCAGTAGTCCATCTGTGTGGATAATATAATGCCTGACTTACGTCACCTTGACGAACGTTTTTAGCTGTTGTGTCAACAAAGTTACGTTGGAACTTCTTAACATTAAAGCCTGAACGTCTTAGGTTCCATAGCAACATACCTTTTGGATATAGTGCTGGATCAGGAGCGTCTGTGTCTAAGAAATCACTAACTAGTAATTCCTTAATTGTTCCTGCTGGAGCAACTGTTGCTGTTCCGCCAGTTGTACCATAACGTGCGTCAGCAAATAAAATACCATCTTCTGAAGATTGATCACCTTCATCTAATGCTAACCATTTTGCTAAGTCTGCGTTATATTTGTGTACTTGTGGATAGTTTTCTAAGTCTGCTGTTGATACCCAAATATCACCTGTTACTAGTGGTGTAGTATCTGACTGTTGTGTAGGCTCAGTAGCACTTACAATTGGTCCTTCTGGATCAGCCGCTGGATATACGTTTGCGTAACCTTTCCATGTAGTGCCATCATGTATCATCATGTCTACTTCGTCAACAATTGAACTATACCATAGTCTACCGTCTGTAGTTAATGCTGTTGGAGCATCTGCGCTTGCTGTTTGAGTTAAGATTTTCCAATTTGAAGCGTGGAAGTCATAAGTAGCATCACCTGCTGGAGCCGCATATAAGTTTGCTGTTCCTGCTTTTGTTGTGTAGTTATAAGCCGCAAAACCAATACCAGCAAATAAGCTGTTTGTATCTTTAATGCGGATTTCACCACCTGCTGAGTGTGTAATTACAACTCTGTTACTTGCGTCTACGCTTGCTACAATATTTTCAAATCCTGCCGCGTTAATTGCGTCAGCAATTAAGTCTGCGTCACTTGCCGCACCTGTTGCTGTTACACTTAATGCTTTACCTGTTTGAATTGCAGCTTTTGTTGGATCACTTTCTGCCATTTGGAAACCATATGACTGAGCAGTTAATGAACTTGATGTAATTGCTGAAGAAGTAATAGTAGTTGCGCCTGAAGCGTTTCTAGCCATGATAGTAAAATCAAATTCTTCATTTTCATTTTCGCTTACGTGTGCTTGTACATATAACTGTGCTAATGCTAAGTTAGATCCGCCACCTGTTTTGTCTAAGTTATAAATTGCTTCTTGATGCGTTTTATAAACTGGTGCTGATTTCTCTTCCCATAACTGTGTTGTACCGTTGAAAATTTTAACTTTCATTTGTACACCTAAGTTAGCGTCTGTAGTTTTGAACCAAATACTTCCTGTAGGTCTTGTTTTTGTATCTGCTGTTTTAAACTCAGGTACTTGTGTATGTGGTTTAATTTCTAATGCTGGAGCATAACTAACACCTGCTGTTAGACCTAAGTCTGCTAGTAGTGTTCCTGATGCGCCTGCTGATAATACAATAGCACCATCGTCATCTGTTGATCCATCAGTTGTTGATGATCCATCACTATAAATGTATAGTTTGCCATCTACTGCCGCCGCCGATACACCTGTAATGCCTGCGCCTGTAATATCTAACGCCATTTGTGTTGCTGTTGTACCTGTTGCCGCAACTGTTGTTCCATTAATACCAATAGTTTGTGCTATTGTTAATGTTGGATTTGAAACTGTTGCTTGTACAGTTGGCCAACTCTTGACCCAGTCTGCTGATCCTACTTTAACCCATGCTCCTGAGCTATTTTTGTAGTACACTTTATTAACAGTTGTTGTTGCTACAATAGCGTAGTTTCCTACAGCACCTACTGACCCTTTTGGAGCACCTGTGTTTTGTTCTCCAACTAGGTTAACTTTATTTGTAATAACAAGTGGTACTTTATTTGTAAATGACTGGCCACCAGTTACAGTCACAGCATTGCCGTTCCACTCAAATATTCCGTATTTTGTTAAGGCAGTGTCAAACCACCATGTTCCGTTAGCTGGAGTTGCCGCAGGAGCACTTGAACTAGGTTCAATCTCTGATAAATTAATATCTGCTCTTACTACGAATGCTCTGTTACTAACACCTAAATATGAATATGCAGCCTGTAAGCCGTATTCATTTAACTCTCCGCCGTTTACCGGATTGTTACTTGCGTCTGTTTGGAAAATTGGATCTCCAAACGTATCAGCTAAATCTCTTTGTGATGTAATTAAGAAAGGAACGCCTGCGTTCGCTTTCGTTGTTCCTCTTGCTGTACCTGTTCCTGCCGCGTTTTGTTTATCCTGCTTGGAAGCAACAAAAAGCATTGGAGTGGTACCTGGTTCTGCTGGTGTGTAGAAACTTTCGTCAATTACACTAACCTGTACTCCTGGTGATACTAAAGCCATTTTATTTTTCTCCTGTGGTGTTCATAATAACAACTGTTAAAAGTATTTATGCCTTTATTAAAAAAGAGTACAACAAATACCCATCGAAAAGGTGGTGAAAAGGTGAGGTAAATACAATATGAGACCTTTATGCGATTGCGGCATACGTCCTGCCGCTATAAACTATAAAAAGAATAACAAAACTTACTATCGACGGGTATGTGAGAAATGTTTACACAATGGCGGTCGAAACATCGGTGTACCTAAATGGTATCAAGCTGGATATCGACAAAAAGAGGTTTGCGAGAAGTGTAATTATAAGAGTAAGCATAAAGAACAGTTTAACGTATATCACATAGACGGTGATTTAAATAACTGTCGTCCTAATAACTTAAAAACTATATGTGCTAATTGTCAGAGGATTCAGCAAAAGCAAGGCGTTCAGTGGAAGCAAGGCGACCTTTTACCTGACTTTTAAGATCGTCAATAGTACCTTCATTATAGATATTAAAATCAAAATTAGCTTTAGCCCAACGCCATTCACTTGGGTGTACATCAGTTGGTTCAATGCCTAAGTCTTGGTATTGTCTAAACCATAAAGGATCCGGACCACGTTTTACACACCATACTTTGCCACCCATACTTTTAATAACTTCTACTTCATTCTCAAAGCGTACATCAGGAATAACAAAATTTTTATCAGGATTATCAATAATAGTCTTTTTAACAAAACTTACCCAAATGCCATCATAGAATCCGTTACGCATACAGTCGGTACCAAACTCTTGTAATACTAGTCTCGGAGTTACACTACGTCCTGTTTCTTTTGTCCAAAATGAATCTTCTTGCTCACGCCAGTAACGACTGTCTGGAGTTTCGCCTTCAAGCATATCACGTGGCCAATCAAACATTAAAGATACAGCATCTTTAAGTTTGTCCGCAAAACTAATCTTTTCAAAGTTGTGATCGTCGACTAATATATCTGCTACTGTACCTTTACCGCAACTAATAAGTCCACATATTCCAATAATCATACTGATTCCTTAATTTATAATGTTATTATACATTATAATTTATCGGAAGTCAAGTGTTATTTTAGCCGATTGTGAAGCCGTAGCCTGTACCGCCTGGTACAGCCATTTGAATGTCCATTTCAAGTTTTTCTAGTTCGGATTGTGCTTCTGCTTTTAGGGCATCACCGTTCATAGAAGTTCCACCTTGTGGTCCAGCAATAGTAGAAAACTTACTACGTGCTTCGCCTAGCATATATTTACTTTTTGCCAAAGCATAATCTTTAATCCATTGTATAGCCATGTAGTCTTCTAATAATTCAAAGTCGGGTCTATAATTGTAAACATAAAGTAGTAATTCTTCTTCTGCTCTTGGACGTTGTAATACTGTAAGTTTTTTATTTGATCTATTCCATTTAAATTCAATAAAAGAACCAAACATACGTCCTACTAGTTCTTGGAAGCCAGCAAACGCATTATAAGTTGCTAGACCACCCATGTTAGAACTTGCTAACAAGTAAGTATTTGTGTATGCTAGATTGAATGGTTCAAACAACGTGCCGCCATCGCCGCCACCTGTGCGTGACCCAATTGATCTACGAAATATTTGACGTACTTCCATTATTTCATTTGGAAGAATGTAATCGTTTTGATCAATCACTGTAGGAAGAAATATATATGATTCTTCTACAGCATTATCACTACGCTGTCTAAATTTTGTTAATGCTGTATCAAGTGCGCTTTCATAGTGTTCTGGGTCTAGTTCGACATCAATCATGCCTCCGCCTAGATTTAACTCTATATATTTGTACACTTCTTGTCTTTTTGTCTGAATATTACTGGCCATGTTTGTTCTTCTCCGCTATAGTATTTATCATCACATAAATACTATTACTATGCCGAGATTGAGTTTATACAAACCCGAAAAGGGAAAAGATTATTCCTTCCTTGATAAGACTATAACAGAAATGTTTACAGTTGGAGGAACGGATGTCTTCGTTCACAAGTATTTAGGACCTAAAAATCCTGATGATGCTACTGCTACGGCTGATCAGCCACAGTACGATGCTGTAAAAGAAACAAACATACAAGATATGCTGTTTATGGAAAACAGAGATCGTAAATACGATCCAGACATTTATACAATGCGTGGCATTTATAATGTTTCAGATGTAGACTTTGATATGAGTCAATTTGGACTGTTTTTACAAAATGATATTATCTTTATGACAATTCCTATTAATTATAGTGTTAGAACATTAGGACGTAAAATTATGTCCGGAGATGTAATTGAACTTCCGCATTTAAAAGACGAAAATGCTCTTAATGACTTTAGTGTAGCATTAAAGCGTTATTATGTAGTTGAAGATGTAAACAGAGCAAGTGAAGGATTTTCACCTACTTGGTATCCACATTTGTATCGTGTAAAAATGAAACAAATTGTTGACTCGCAAGAATTTAAAGAAATACTTGATTTACCAGCAGAAGAAGGTAGTACACAAACATTACGCGATGTGCTTAGTACATACGAAACAGAAATGCAAGTTAATAATGCTATTATTCAACAAGCAGAAGCAGACGCACCTAAATCAGGTTATGATACTAGTAGTTTCTACACACTACAAACTGATGACAATGGAAAAGCAGAACTTGTAAGAACTGATCAAACTGACATTGATGCTAGTATTGAAAGTGGTCAATTAGATGCTAGTAGAGTTAATCAAACACCAGACCGTAATGGCTATGACGGATATTTATTAGGAGACGGATTAGCACCAAACGGAGAAACATTTGGTAGCGGTATTTCTTTTCCTACAGATAGTGTAAAAGGTGACTATTTTTTACGTGTTGACATGATGCCTAATAGATTATTTAGATATGATAGCCAAAGGTGGGTCAAAATGGAAACAGTTGAACGTCAAGACCTTTCAAATACAACTACAAAACAAACACAAAAAGGTACATTTGTTAATAATACTAACACTAGTACAATTAGTGGCGAGGTTGTTCCAGAACGTCAAGGTATTTCACAAGCACTTAAACCAAAGGCAGATAATTAATGCAACATTTTTATGATGGACAAATTAGACGTTATGTTACACAGTTAGTAAGACTGTTTAGCAACTTCTCATATAAAGACGGTGACGGTAAAATAACACAAGTACCTGTTATGTACGGAGACATTACTCGTCAAGTTGGACACATCCTTAGAGATAATTCAGAGAACAAAATACCTAGTGCGCCTCGCATGGCAGTTTATATTACCGGATTAGAACAAGATAGAACACGTACATCAGACAGTTCATTTACTAGTAAAGTTCATATTAGAGAACGAGCATACGACGAAGACAACAACGAATACTTAAATACGCAAGGTAAGAACTATACAGTAGAACGTATTATGCCTAGTCCTTATACATTAAGTGTTAATGTAGATATTTGGTCAACTAATACAGATCAAAAGTTACAAATTATGGAGCAACTATTAATGTTGTTTAATCCTAGTTTAGAAATACAAACTACAGATAACTATATTGATTGGAGTAGTTTAACTAGTGTAGAACTAACAGGAACAAGTTTTAGTAGTAGAAGTATTCCTATTGGTACAGAATCAGAAATTGATATCGCACAACTTAGTTTTACAACACCTATATACATTAACATGCCTGCTAAAGTTAAAAAACTTGGTATTATTACAAATGTTGTAATGAGTATTTTTGACGAATCAAAAGGTACAATTAACCTTGGAGAGTCTACACCAGAGCTAACAGCATACAGTGGCACTGTACTTCCTACTACTGATTTAGAAAAAGGCGGACTTGATCTTAATATGGTAGTACGTGGTTACGAAAACTATGATCTTAATGTTCTTAACAATGTAGCACAATTAATGAACAAAGGTTCAATTGGTACAGCATTATGGACTGATTACTTTGAAGATCGTCCACAAGATTATGTTGCTGGATTAAGTCAATTACAATTAAAGCGTACTGTACTTCCGGGTGAAGCATCAACAGCAGGAAGTGTTAACGGAACTATTACAATTAATCCTCTAGACGAAACACAACTTGTTATTACTTGGGACGAAGATACAATTCCTACAAATACTAATTTAAATTCTCCAGCAGGAAGAGGTAATGAAGGTAGTGTAGATTTTATCATCGATCCTAAAAAATATAATCCAACAGGTGCTAAAACAGCAGGATTGAGATTACTACTATTAGATTCAATCGGTGACACTGGTAATGAAGACGGTCCAGACGCATGGAAAGGGTCAAGTAATATTGATTTCCATGCTAGTGAAAACGATATTATTGAATGGGACGGTAATGATTGGAATATAGTATTTGATGCTAGTACTTACACAAATACTTCTACAGTTTACATAACCAACCTAAATACTGGTGTACAGTATAAATGGACTGGTACAGAATGGATACTTTCATTCGAGGGCGAATACCGAAAAGGCTCTTGGCGTATCACCAAATAGCATAACTAATTGCATGAACCAAGAGATAATTTGTAGTGGTGCTCTCTTTTATTCATTAAAAACTAAACGGTTTTTGTTATTACATAGAGCACAAAGTAAACAGAAAAATGTATGGGGCTTAGTCGGCGGGACAAACGGCAAGGATGAACTTCCGTGGCCTGCGCTACAAAGAGAAATTGAGGAAGAACTAGGCTTTCTTCCTAGCATTACTAAAACTATTCCTCTAGAAACATTTATTAGTACAGACGAAAAGTTTAGTTTTCATACATACTTGGTTGTTGTAAATGAAGAATTCCTACCAATATTAAATGAAGAACACAATGGGTATTCATGGGTAAGTTTTGGTAAATGGCCAAAACCCTTACATGTAGGATTACGTAATACATTACAAAGCAAAACAAATCAAACTAAACTGGAAACAGTGTTTAACTTAATTGGATATTTAGAAAATGAAACAAATTAAGAATATTACTATTGTAGGTGGTGGATCAGCGGCTTGGTTAGGTGCGGCATATCTTATGAATAACAAATGGGATCTTGAACTAACAGTTATTGATAAAGAAGTAGGTAATCCTATTGGAGTTGGTGAAGCAACAGTACTTACGTTTCCACATTTTTTAAGAGAGTGCGGATTACAACTAACTGATTGGTTTCCAAATATTGATACAACATATAAAACAGGTATTAATTTTCCTGGTTGGAGAGATCCTAAGGGCAGTGTTTGGCATCCGTTTTATTTAAATAGAAGTTACTTTGATAAGCAATGTACACAATACGATATATGGGCGCACAATAAACAACATACAGATTTTAAAACATCAGCATTACCCACTTATAATACTGTAATGAACAACAAAGTAGACATGTGGGGATCATTTGAAACACTAGCATATCACATTGATGCTGGAAAATTAGTAACACAACTACAAAAGTTTTGTCATGGAAATGTAAATGTAATTAAAAGTGACGTAGTTGGTGTTAATAGAGATTCATCTGGTAATGTAACAAGTGTTGAACTTAAAAACGGACACGTACACAGTTCGGATTTATTTGTTGATTGTACAGGCTTTGCTTCAATTTTAAAAGATTCTGATCGTGTAGAACTGTTAGGTGAAGGTAGATTGTTTACAAATTGTGCTGTAGCTGGTCATGTACCTTATGAAAATATTGAAGAAGAACGTGTTCCATATGTAGATTGTCCTGCTGTTGATCATGGCTGGATTTGGAAAATTCCTACACAAACACGCTTTGGAAGTGGCATGGTATTTAATAAAGATATTACAGATATTGATACAGCGAAACAATATTTTTGCGATCACTGGAACGGAAGAATTAAACCGGAAGACTTGAAAGTTATTGATTGGGTTCCTTACTATAGTAAAAACTTTTGGGAGAATAATGTAGTTTCAATTGGACTAAGTGGTGGATTTATCGAACCACTAGAGTCAACTGGACTTGCTAGTATGACAACAGGTTTTGAAAAGTTATTAGCACGTATCTCTCACAATGCTTACTCAGAAGCTGATGTTCATGGGTATAACCAAGAAATGATATACTGGTATGAAGATGCTGTTGACTTTATTAACAGTCATTATGCTGACACTAAATGGGACACACCTTTTTGGAATTTTGTTAAAGAAACACATGTAAAATCTGAAAAACATCTTTATTATGAAGCATGGTTGAAAGATCCAAATAGAAAATTTTATACAAGCGTAATGTCTAAAACATTATTTCATCCACCTAACTGGCATTTATGGCTAATACAAATGGGATATCCTGTTAATAAAGATCTAAACTATTTAAATCCTATGGAAACTGAATTTATGATGAGAGAGTTTCATATGGCCGAAGAAGTACGTGTTCGTTCAAGTATACCTCATACTGATGCTATCGAATCTACTAACTTAGGTTGTGACTGGTGGCATCGTGGTCGTACAGGAGGAGATAAGTTACAATGAAAATTGTAGTTGTCGGTGGCGGTACAGCCGGATGGCTTGCGGCACTAATGGTTTCAAAAATTAGACCTGAACATAGCGTTACATGTATTGAAAGTTCAAAGATTGGTATTATTGGAGCAGGTGAAGGATCAACAGGATCACTTACTAATGTTGTACAAAATATTATGTGGAACTTAGGTTGTAATGAGCAAGATTTTATTAAAGAGTGTGATGCTACAATTAAACTAGGTATCAAACATATTGGGTGGGGACCAGACAAAACTAAGTCTTATATTGGACCAATTGATGGTACTCCTACTAGTAATGATATGGCCGATATTGTATTCCAACATGCTTTAGGATATAGAGAGCAGGACTTATTACACATTGCTACTGAGCTTGGTTATAAAATTCATCATAATAAAAATAGTTTTGTAGAGCAAGAAGGAAACCATGCTTATCATTTTGATGCCCATAAAGTTGGACAGTATTTTAAGAAGATTTGTAGTACAGTAACACACATTGATAGCGAAGTTGAGCATGTTAATATCGACAGTCATTTAGGATTTGTATCGTCAGTAAAGTTAAGTAACGGTGATACAGTAAAGGGTGATATGTTTATTGACGCAAGTGGATTTAATCAAGTTCTAATGAAAGCAGTAGGCGGTAAATGGAAAAGTTACAAAGAAAACTTGCCTGTAAATAGCGCATTACCGTTTTTATTACCGTATGAAGACGATGAAAAGATTGAACCTGTTACTAACGCCTGGGCACAAAATAATGGATGGTGCTGGCAAATTCCAACAAAAGAACGTCGCGGATGTGGCTATGTATTCTGTGATGACTTTGTTACACCGGATCAAGCACACGCTGAACTTGAACAAACAATCGGACGTAAAGTTGATCCAATTAGACTACTAAAGTTTGATAGTGGTAGACAAGAAGACGTTTGGATTAAGAATGTATTATCAGTAGGACTATGTGCGGCATTTGCTGAACCTCTCGAAGCAACTAGTATTCATACTACTATTATGCAGTTAAAACATTTTATTTTTAGTTGCTTAGGAGCAACTGCTGAAGAAACATGTAATCCAGGACAAGTAGAAAAT